CTCCTTTAGGTCCATAGATAGCCCTGTATATTGCAAAACTGTTAGCGAACGCATTGGCTGGAACCTTAGTTTTCTGTAAGTTAAAGATAATCGCTCCGGGTAAGAAGTCGAACAGCAACCGAATGAAAACGTCGAATATACCGGCGGATTCTTCGTTTACTGCCAATAACTGTACTCCGGGTTGATTAACACTAAAGTCAGTAGTACCGACGCCCCCTGCATTTACACTTATTAGACGATAAACGCCTGGTAAAAATCTTGGGGAACCGGGTGCCACGACATAGTTAGCACTTACAAAAGACGAGGTCGAGCCAGTAGCCGCGACGGCATGCGCAAACGGGGCACCATTGTGCTCGTCGGAAGCATTGGCATAAGTAACGCCATCAGGTTGGACAAGGGCAACTGAATCAGAAATCCGAAAATTGGGAACTCGTGGTGAAATGAACTCTACGGAGTATTCACACCATAGATCACCCACTGCCCCCGCGTTAGCAGAGGTAGTTGAGTACCCAACAGAGAATGCTGCTTCGCCGGGAACAGTACCTGCACAGAATAGCCATTTCTTATTCATGGCCCTATCAGGTGTGACTACAACCTTGTGATCTTTAAAAACCGACCCAACAGCTTTAGGATTAAGGGCCGCAACCCCAGGATATCCTTGCAGCGTGTCTCTAGCATCATAATCAATGCCGACTACAACTGAGCCAGAAATGATCATGCTAGCGGTGGCTTTGTATTCCACGATCACAGGGCCTGTCATACGATAGGATTCGTACAGAGTGCCCAACGCATCCAATTGAGGTAAACCAGAGGCTCCTGGCACAAAGGGTAAGTAAGGCGGGGTTGAATTACCACTGCCAGTTACACTAAGTACGGGAGACCACAACTCTCTGTAGTTTACGTGAATGGACTGCATGTTACCTTTAAGTCGACCGTTAGTACGTTTTCTACGCGCCACTGTCTTCCTACGAGGTGATTTCCTATTATTGGTCATATCGCTTATTTAAATTACGGGGCCGACCACCACCCCAACCCATATATTTAACGACCCTAAGGATTGGGTCCTCCGCGATCACACGCAGTAGAATTTAAAGGTAGGGTCCTCAGAACCCTTGACAAAAACCTTTATATTCTTTAAGTCTTCCTCAGTCTGCGCAGCATTGAGAGCTTTGGCCAGGCGAATTAGTTCAACATCAAGCAGACCGAGCAACCTAGCCACAGTTGTCACCATTAACCGATCATGCTCACAAGAGACATCAACGGGAAACGGACCATTCCTGTGGCGGTAGCGCACATCGTGCTCCATGTTTTCCAACTCATTACCAGCGCCCAACTTATAAACCCTCTTCAACGCGGTCAAATAATGTCCAACTAGCGGCACATGTTTGTCAGTTATTAAATAACCATTTACTCGATCAGCCAGAGCTTTGGGATCATGTAGTTTATTAACTACACAGGCCCGTTTAAGCAACTTGATTGGCGATGAGAAAGTGGTGTTATAATTATTGACATCCAAGAAAAGCCGTCCAAGAAACGACACATTCGGTCCGGGTGTTAGAAGCTTTATAGTTAGCCCTAAATCCTTCGCAACCTGGGCAAACTTGCCCCGCGAACTATCGACCCCATCGTCTCCGTATTTCGGTCCAATCAATTCAAAGCTCTTTAACAACGTAAACCCGGCGGCCCTATAAGCACAGTACGCAATAAACGCATTAACTATCGTATTGCCTTCTGTGGTCAATGGGGAGCCGGAACATCGCGAAGAACCTTGTTTGTATTTCGTACCGTGTTTGGAGTAACATGAGAGGTTTATCTCACCGATCAAGAGGATATCGAGCTCCTTGAGATACTTCCCTGACACCCATCGTCTATACGCCATGAACTCCAGTTCTCGAAGGAACGGAGACATCGTGGCGTCAAAACGCGTGAAGTCGGTTTCTATCAATTCAGCTTTAACGTCCATTTTAATCTTAGCAGCATAACTTCTTATCTTACTCACTATATCAACCGGAGAATTGCCCGGGGCATAAAAAGCGTGTAGCTTCATCACCTGGTTCTTAAAACCATATGCGAAGCGTGAAAGGGCCAACGTGTGATCTTGGCGCATCCCCGAGATATTATGAGCGGGGGAAATTTTATCAGACAGCTCATTTTTGACGAACGCATTACAGACATTCTTACGACGGACGTGATTTTGTTCCTGTTGTTGCCGTGCCCGTTGAACCTTGGAATCTTGTTTTGCTATAACAACATCCATATCCTCCGGGACACCCACATTCTCAGTGGGCACAAGCATCTCTAGGAACTCCTTACGCCATTCGTGGTACTTTTCCATAGGGTCCACATCATTAGCCATCTTAATTACTCTTTCCTCCACACACAAAATTTCGTTGTTGCGCGTATCACACGCAGCCACCGCCGTTTCCGT